GAGTATGGGAAGAAGATCTCGGCAGGAGAGATCGACGACGATGCCTTCGGATGTTGGTGGTGGGAGGCTCCGGAGGGGAGCCTGATCACGGATCGGATGGCATGGAAGAGAGCGAATCCGAACATCGCAGAAGGCCTCCTCGATGAGGAGGATCTCGCCGTGGCCACGAAGCAGAGCCACGAATCGGCTTTCCGGAGATGGAGGCTCAACGAATGGGTGAGATCTGAGGAATCGTGGCTCCCTGCCGGAGCGTGGGATCGACTCCGCTCCCCCTTGGATATCGATCCTGATCTGCCTGCTTTCGTCGGGATCGACATGGCGATCAAGAATGATTCGATTGCCGTTGTGATCGCTCAATCTCGGGAGGAGAGGATCGTGATCCGAGCCAAGGTGTGGGATCCTCAGGATGAGGGGATCGATGTGGCAGGGGTCGAGGCCCATCTTCGAGATCTTCATCGGAATCTGAACATTCGGGAGTTTGCCTTCGACCCTGCTCTCTTCCTCCGTTCGGCCGAGGCTCTGGCAGACGATGGCCTGCCGATGGTGGAGTTCCCGCAGTCGGCCGCTCGGATGATCCCTGCCTGTAACAATGCCTATCAACTGATCATCGATGGGAGGCTCGCCCATGATGGATCTCCAACCCTTGCCGATCATGTTCTCTCTGCCACGCAGAGGATCTCCGAGCAGGGATGGAGGCTCTCGAAGGGGAAGAGCAGAAGGAAGATCGATGCTTGTATCGCTATGGTGATAGCGTGCGATCGAGCCACGGCCAAGGCTCGGGAGGTGAATCCTCCCTCCGTCCTCGACATATGGAGATGAATGTGAGAAGCCTGATCACGACCCTTCTAGAAGGAGCAGGAATCCTCCTTGTGGTGATCGGCCTCTGGCAGTTCTCGGCAAGCCTTGCGATCATCATCGCAGGCCTGACGATGATTGGGATTGGGGTCAGGAACGCATGAGCCTCTTCCGTCGTGAGACTCGGGCCTTGCCGACTTCGATCGATCCTTATCAGATCACCGCTCGGCCCCTCTTCCCCGATTATTCGGGGGAGATCGTCACGGAGGTCACGGCTCTCGGCCAATCGGCCGTGCTTGCGTGCGTTTCTCTGCTCGCAGATTCCATCGCCTGTATGCCTCTCCAACTCACCCGTGAGCGTGGGGGCAGGATCGAGAGGCTCCCTACTCCATCCGTTCTCCGAATGCCGAATGAGAAGCAGACGATGTTCGAGTTCATTCATGAGGCCATCGTCACCCTTGCCATTCATGGATGCGTCTACATCTATGCCCCTCGGGGGAATAATGGCCTGCCGATCGAGATGAAGAACATCCATCCCCGATTCATCGAGGATGTGACGGATGTCGATGGATACGACTATCGGATTGGGAAAGATCTCTATTCGAAGGATGAGATCCGCTCGATTCATTGGCTCATGCTCCCGAATCGTCGAAGGGGCATCTCCCCGTTGGAGGCTCAGAGGAACACAATCGGGATGGGCCTTGCGATGGATCGATTCCTCGCTCAGTTCTTCGGAGATGGGGCCACGCCTTCTTCCGTCTTGGAGACGGATCAGAACATCACGCCAGAGCAGGCCAAGATGACTCGGGATCTTTGGGAAGACGCACATTGGAAGCGGAGGCGGCCTGCCGTTCTGACGGGAGGCCTGAAATGGAGGCCGATCACCACCTCGGCGGCAGATGCTCAGATGATCGAACATCGGGAGAGCCTCATCAGGGATATTGCGAGGGTCTATCGGATCCCTCTCCATCTGATCGCAGGAGTCGGTGGATCGAATCAGACCTACATGAATGTGGAATCGGCAGGCGTTTCCTTCGTCCGTTACACCCTGCTTCCTTGGATGGCTCGGATCGAGAATGCTCTTTCGGCCATGCTCCCGATCACGCAGAAGGTGAAGTTCGATTCCTCCGAGTTCGAGCGTGCCGATCTGCTCACCCGAGTTCGCTCACAGCAGGTTCAGATCTCCTCGGGGACGCTAACTCCTAATGAGGCCCGAGAGATCGAGAATCGGGAGCCATATGAGGGAGGAGATCAGTTCGTGATCGCTCTCGCAGGTGCTCCGATGTCCGGCATCGAGGGAGGGGATCTGCCCCTGCTCGGGATTGATTCCGTGCCTCCGGAGGGAGATCGCTAATGAAGTCATCTGCCGTTTCGGTCGGGACTTCTCCGACCCTTGTGATCGGGCCGGATGATGTGAATCGGCAGGTCTATGTCTCGAATGGGGCGGAGAATGCGATCTATCTCGGAGGCTCGGATGTTTCGACTGCGAATGGCTTTCATATGGAGAAGAAGACCGCCATCGGGATCTTCCTGCCGCAGAATGAATCGATCTACGGCATCGTGGCTTCTGGCTCTTATACACTCACGATCCTCCTACCTAACTCGGACTGATCTATGCCTTACGGAATCTCTCAGACTCAATCGGATTGTTCAGGATGGGCCGCCGTGAAGGAGGAGGCCGATGGCTCTTTCACGACGATCGGATGCCATGAATCGAAGCAGGATGCGGTCGATCAGATGGTGGCCGTCTCTCTTTCGGAGGATATGGATCCTCTCGGGGATGTGGGTCGGAGCATCCGGCAGGATTCCTTCGAGCCGACTGATGCCATGAAGGAGGAGGCTCAGAGGGGACTCGATTGGAGGCAGGAGTTCGGCCGAGGCGGGACGGCCGTTGGGGTCGCCCGAGCGAGGGACATTGTGAATGGGAGGCCTCTGAGCCTCGACACGATCCAGAGGATGGCCTCCTATTTCGCTCGGCATGAGATCGACAAGCAGGGGCAGGGATGGTCGGCGGATGAGGATGGATTCCCCTCGGCAGGCCGGATCGCATGGGCCTTGTGGGGTGGAGATGCCGGACGGAGTTGGGCCGAGGCGATTCTGGCCGAGGAGATGCCGGATCGGGCCGATCTCCTGATGGAGGAGGATCCCGAGGATCTGATGCCGGAAGAGCAGATGCCGGAGGCCGAGGATGAGCCGAAGGTGAAGATCGAGTTAGAGATCTCCGTCCGGAAGGATGAGCCGAAGAGCATCTCATGGGTGCCGAAGAGCGTCTCGGATCGTCGGGCGATTGCCTACTCGAACATCGAGGCTCGGGCCGATGGGGATGGTCTGACCCTGATCGGATATGCCGCAGTTTGGGATTCCCCCTCGGAGCCTCTGCCGTGGATCGAATATGTGAAGAGGGGAGCCTTCTCGAAGACCCTGAACGATGGAGCAGATGTCCGTCTGCTCATCGATCACGAAGGCGTGCCTCTGGCTCGGACGAAGAGTGGAACGCTCAGGCTCTCCGAGGATGAGAAGGGTCTTCGGACGGAGGCCACTCTCGATCCGGCAAATCCGGATGCGGCCCGATTGATCTCGGCTCTTGGTCGAGGGGATATCTCTCAGATGTCCTTCGCATTCCGAGTCGTGAAGGATTCATGGTCGGCAGATCGGCAGACTCGGGAACTTCGGGAAGTCCAACTCTTCGATGTGAGCGTCGTCACCTTCCCTGCCTATGAGGAGACGGTGGCAGAGTTGCGGGGCCGAAACGATGATGTTATTGTTCGGCCGTCGATTGATTCGATCCTGCTTCGGAAGAGGCAGATCGATATCGCTCGGCATCGATAGAGCCGAACATCGAGCCGATCTCCTAGATCACTCGATCGATTCACTCGGGAAACTGGAATCAATCGAACTCAGGAGACAAACATGAACTATTCGGATCGGCTCAGGGAGCAGAAGGACGGCCTTCTGGCCAAGGCAGATCAGATTGTGGCGACGGCTCAGACCGAGGCCCGTAATCTGAACAAGGATGAGGATGCGCAGATCGAGGCTCTGCTCACCGAGGTTCGTGATCTCGACGATCAGATCTCGAAGCACGCAGAGTTGGAGGAGCGTCAGGCCAAGGCCAAGGAGATCCGCAAGGAGAAGAACATCGAGCCGGTGATCCATGTGAAGAGCGAGGCTCGCACCTATGCCCCCGAGTCGAAGTTCTCCTTCATCTCGGATGCCTATGCCGCTCAGTTCTCGGGTGATTTCGCCGCCCGTGAGCGTCTGGCTCGGCACATGAAGGAGGAGCAGATCGAGCGTCGTGATGTGACCTCGGCCAACTTCTCCGGCCTCGTCGTGCCGCAGTATCTCACGGATCTTGCGGCTCCGTTCGCCCGTGCGGGTCGGCCGACTGCCGATATCGCTCGCAAGCACGCTCTGCCTCCGGCAGGCCTCACGCTCAACATCTCGAAGGTGACGACGGGATCGAGCGTTGCGGAGCAGACCGAGGGAGCGGCCGTTTCGGAGACGAACATGGACGATACCCTGCTCACCATCGATGTGAAGACCTACGCAGGACAGCAGAATGTGAGCCGTCAGGCGTTGGAGCGTGGCACGGCCGTCGACTCTCTCGTC